GTCTATGACGAAGGCATAGAGGATTATGGGCTGATGTTTTCGGCGATCACACAATCGGCGGATGATTTTCCCGCAACTGATGCCTGGATTGCCGAAAGCAGCGTGCCGGCGGACGGTTTAGTGATTGAATCTGCTGTCATCGCTATTACCAGCAGCAGCGACGCTCAGATGATTAACTACACCGCCGCGACGCTGTCTGCTAAATACAAACAGACGCAGGATATTTATCTAACCTATGCAACGCCTATCGGCACATCCTCAAATCGGTTCAGGGGTATGTATGACGGTCAGGGCTACAAGATATACAACTGGTCATCCGGTACATCATACTTGCCGGACCGCGGATACTTCGGTCAGGTTCAGAATGCAAAGATTATCAATACACATCTGCGAAACAGCACCTTGTACTGCGACGGTCAATCCGGAACGCTGATCGGGGACGCCTGGGGGATGACCATTGTTCGGGACTGCTCTGCGACCGGCGTTCTTTACGCCCGGTTTAATAATCAGGGCGGTCTGATCGGGCGGACTTCCGGCGGTATTGTCGAACGGTGCTGGTCGAATGTAACGATGGTCGGCCAGACCGCCAGAGCCAACATTGTCAATCACGGCGGTTTAATCGGCACGGTGGCCAACTGGTCCGGCAGCACGCTGATTAAAGATTGTTACGCTCTCGCCAATGTCAGCGGCGGCGCTAATTGCGACAACGTGGGCGGATTAATTGGGTATGTATATCAAGACCCCAAAGTGACCATCGTTAGCTGCTATTCAAAGGGTCTAACTTCTGGCCGTAATGCTGTGGGTCAACTGACAGGTCTTGATGCCGGTACAACCGGCGCTGTCTGGAATTGCTATTGGATCAGCGACAATGCCGCCAGTACCAGCGCATCAGGCCAGCGATTGTCTTTAGCCGAGGCTCGAGAGCATATCAATTATAACGGCTGGAATTTTAGAACTGTATGGAATATTTCTCCTGAAACTAACAGTGGTTTTCCGCATTTGGCTATCCGGTCGATTCCGTCTCTTAAAGGAATATTCGGCATTAAGAAAAGCATCTATCGTCTTGTGAAGTATCTTTACCGCAGGCACATCAACTATTTCGAGAGACAACTTGCATGAGTCAAAACGCATTTATTCTCTATGGCGACTATCTATTTCCGTATTTTCGCCTGGTGCATATTGCTGACGGCAGGATTTGGGATAAGAATGCCAAAATCTTATCTGCCGCACCTGTCTATAGCAATACGGTTATTTCATTAAACCCCAAGAACACGACCGTCAAGGGCTGGCCGGTTATTTTGCCGGATGGACTTCCGAACGGCCTGTATGATTTTCAGTTGTATGATGCGCAGGTTCCGGCGGACAGTGACGAGCTGGTCACCGGCTGGCGTCTAATTATGCCATACCGGATTGTTGTTAATCCCACAGAATTCCCGCTGGATGTATTCGGACGAATCCGGACGAGCAATGCTTAAGATAACGCATCTGTTCTTTGACAGCAAGAAAGTTACCTCCTCGGTTGATAAAGGGACGCGGAAGGTTCTGTCAAAATTCGGGGCGTTTGTCCGCCGAACGGCAAAAGGCAGTATCCGCAAGCGAAAACAATCTGCCGCACCCGGCCAGCCGCCGTCAAGTCATACGGGACTGTTAAAGCGGTTTATCTTTTTTGGCTACGAGCCGCAAAAAAGAAGTGTTGTCATCGGGCCTGTGCGGCTGACAGAAAACAATCGCGGCGATGCACCTTCGGTTCTGGAGTACGGCGGCAGGACAACTGTTAAGAAAAAACGTGTAAAGATTTCCACAAGGCCGTTTATGGGCCCGGCCCTCGAGAAAGAAAAACCCAACCTTCCATCGATGTGGAAGGATTCCGTGAAATAGCAACTTAGGAGTAAACATAAGATGGCAGATTTCTTACTCGGCATGAATGCCAAGATTTATCAGGGGGCATCTTCGGACACGCCAGGCTCGATTGTGCCTGCAACACTCAACGAGATGGGCAATGTCAAGGATGTAACGCTGTCGCTTCAGGCGGGCGAGGCCGATGTGACCACACGCGCAAATTCCGGCTGGCGGGCCACAGCGCCCACGCTTCGGGAGTGCAGTTGCGAGTTTGAAATGGTGTGGCGGCCCGGAGATGCGGGATTTGAAGCCATAAAGACGGCGTTTTTGAATGCAGGAACGGTTGCGCTTGCAGTATTAACCGGTGCGCATGATTCGGCAGGCGCAGAAGGCCCGGTCGGAAACTGGTCGATTACGAACTTCTCGCGCAGCGAGTCATTGGAAGAGGCCGTGACCGTCAGCGTTACTGCCAAACTTGCTGCGTTTGGTCAGTGGTATGTATCCAGCGCTGCGTAAGGATTGACGATTTTCGATGGACGATTGTCGATTGATTAAATTTGTCCATCGTCATTCGTCCATCGTCAATAACATTAAAAACAGGAGATAAAAATCATGAAAACGTTCAACGATGCCGCAGGCCGTACATGGACAATTGCCCTCAATCTCGGCACGGCCATGTATGTGAAAGATAAACTTGGAATTGATTTGCTTCGACCGGAAGACGGCAATCCGCCGCTTTTAACCAAATTGGGCACCGATGAAATTCTCTTGGGCGAGGTGCTGTGTGCATTATTAGAGCCGCAGTTTGAAAAGCACAAGGTCACGGCGGCGGATGTTCGGATGGCGTTTGACGGCGCGACGCTTCTTGCGGCCCAGACAGCATTCTATGAGGAACTTGCGGATTTTTTCCAGTTCAGAGGCCGAAGCGACCGCGCCAAGGCGATTCGCGCCCAGATGCGGCTGATCACTCAGGCAACCGCGGCCATCGAGACGCGGATCGACGCGATGGATCTGGAGGCGATGATCGATGGAGCACTGTCTGGCAGATTGCAGGAACCCTCGGCATTGACCCCAGGCCGATGACGCTTCGGCAAGTGCTCTGGATGGCCGAAGGGCATCATAAAGATTTGTGGCAGCATACTTCGACTATCCTTGCATTGATTGCCAATGTCAACCGCGACCCCAAGAAAAACAGGCCCTTTAAGCCTGCCGACTTTAACCCGTATCTGAAAAAAACATCCCGGCCGGATGCTATCGTTATTACCAGTGAAAACATATCAATTTTACGAAACGCTTTTTTAGCAGAAAGGCACACATGAAAACAGACATTTTGCACAAGTTGATGAATTGGATTGACCACAATCGGTACACGGTTTTGTCGATTGTCCTTTTTATCCTGACAATGGGAGCGGTTGTCGCGATGACCGGGTGCGAGTCGACGACAATAGGACTTGTTGCCGCAAGTGAAGGGGCACCGCCTGAAAAAGTCACCCGCAGCGAATTCCAGCGGCAGGCTTTACTGACGGAAAAGGACTTTACAGTCCAAAGACTCCAACTGGATATGCAAAGCGCCGCATTCAATGAAGAGGTGAAGGCATTCAATCAGCAGGTACAGGCGGGATTGGAGGATTTGCAGCGGCAGGACGAATTTAAGCAGCAGCTTCTGGATACTGTCGGAATTGTGGCGGTCGGCGCTGCCGATGGTTCGCTGAATCCTGCATCGCTGGTTCCCATCGGAATTGGTCTCTTGGGCGGTGCATTGGGACTTGGGACATCCGCGGATAACCGGCGTAAGGATAAACTTATCACTGACTTGAAGGCAAGCGGTACTGCTTAAAAAATGATTACCGTCGATACAGTTCCAATAAATAAGGCCAAGGCCCTTTGTCGCCAGTACCATTACAGCGATGTATTTCCGCCGCATTTAATGGTCTGTCTGGGCTTTTATGACAAAGAGGGTTTAGCTGGTGTTGCGATTTGGGGATGGGGTGTGCGGCCCAGACACACCATCCAGTTTTTGTTTCCGTCCCTTGATACGCCTGATTATTGGGAACTGTGTCGATTGTGCTGCCGCGATGATTTACCGCGAAATACCGAAAGCCAGCTTCTGGCAGGCTGCGCCGAGTGGTTCCGACGTAATCAGCCGCAGCGGAAGGTTCTTTATACCTGGGCGGACGGCATTCGTGGTAAACCCGGATATGTCTATCAGGGCGCAAACTGGCTTTACGGCGGCTTTATCAATACGGAAATCTATTTAACGCAGGATTGCGAACCGGTTCATCCTCGGTTGATGATCACACGTTTTGGAAGCCGCAGCAAGGAAGTCTGGACCGGGATGGGGCTTAAACGTATTCGCGGCAAACAGTTTCGATACTGCACATTCCTGTGCGGTCATAAACAGCGAAAGCAGCTTCTTAAGGAAAGTCCAATCAATTGGACCACACGTTATCCCAAGCATGAGGATTTAATCTGGCATATTGATGCGGGCGAGGGGTCAAGAGAGACCCGCAATCCACCCAGGATTGAGAGGTCGGGGCAGTTCCGGCAGTCCGCTTTTGATATTCCGATGCCGCTTTTTGCAGGATTAAATAATGGCTAACACTTCAGCAATTCGAGCCGGCAGAGCATTTGTTGAACTCTTTGCCGATGACACCAAATTGGTGCGGGGCTTGCGAGCCGCCGAACGCAAGCTCCGCGCATTTGGTGATGGCATCCGCACCTTGGGGCTGAAAATGATGGCCATTGGGGCTGGGCTATTAACCCCATTGATCGGCTCGGCCAAGGCATTCAGTGCGATGGGCGACCAGGTCGCCAAAATGAGCAAACGCACAGGTTTATCCGTTGAGACCCTTTCGGAACTTCGGTATGTCGCCTCTCAGACGGGTACGGAATTTGAATCATTGGAGATGGGGGTTCGCAAGATGCAGCGAACCATCTATGACGCCGGTC